TGCCAGTGCCGGCGAAGGCCACCATCGTCGTGACTGCATTCGCGCCGATGCGCAGGGTGTCAATCTGCGCTTCGCCGATATGCGCGGTCTTGATCGCCGCGTAGCCGACGTGTTCCTCGTTGACCTGCGCGTAGCCGATCATCGCGCGGTTGATCGACGCGTCGCCGATCAGCGCGCTGCTGATGATGACGCGCGGCTGGCCGTTGACCACGCCGATCGTGAACGGCTGAATGCCCGGGTAGCCGGGAATCCACACCGAGAACTTCTGCGCGTGCACCGCGAACTCGCTCACGAAGCCGCCGTTGATCGGATACGACGCAAGACCGAAGCCGCTCACCCAGCCGTTGTTGTCGATCTTGACCGTGTATTGCGCGTTCAGTCCGTTGATCGAGCTTTGCTGCGTGCTGATCGAGGCCGTATGGCTGCCGAGCGTCGAGTTGATCTGCGTGATGGAGCTCGCGTTCGCGCTGTCCCCCGCCACGCGGGCGTTGATCTCGGTCTGCACGTTCGCGTTGGTCGTGCCAAGCGACGCATTCACGCTGTCGATACGGGTCGAGAGCGCGCTGTCGGCGGAGGCCCGCGCGGTTTGCTCGGTGCTGATGGCGGCCATTGCCGGCTGCACGAGCGAGGCGGCGCGCCATTCGACGTCGGTGTAATACCAGCGGTTCTTGTCGTTGGCCGAGCCTGCGGCGAAATCGATCAGCACGTAGAGCTCGGCGGTCGTGTAACCGTCGGGGATCGTGACCGTGCCCGCCACGCGCGTCCATGCGCTCGTTGCCGTGAGCGAGCCCGCCCAGGCGTAGAAGTCAGTCTTGCCCGGGCCGGTGAGGTGCAGCCCGAGATAGATCGGCACGGCGGCGACCGGCGTCGCTGCGCGCATCTCCAGATAGTGCGTCTGTCCGCCGGTCACCGGCACCGTGCGCGTGGTGTAGCGGTTGTCCCGAACGTTCTGCTTGAACACGTAGGCCGCGGGCGCCTGCAGCGGGACGTCGAGCGTCGTGCCGCCCACTGCCGTGTTGTTGCTCCAGCCCGCGTTCGAGCCGCCGGCGGCCACCGGGTTTGCACACAGGTTCGACGCATCGACGCCGTAGGCCGCGGCCACCGTGTTGATCTGCGTGGCGAGCGCCGTGTCGGCGTTCGTGCGCGCGGTAGCTTCCGCCTGCACTGCGGCCGTGTTGTTCCCCGTGTTGGCCGCAATCGTGTCGATGCGCGTGGAGAGCGCCGTATCAGCGGTCGTGCGCGCGGTCTGCTCGGAGGTGATCGCCGCCGTGTTCGCGTTGCTCGCTGACACAAGCGTCGTGATCTGCGCGGCCATGCTGTTGTCCGCGCCCTGTCGGAGCGTCTGCTCGTTGGCGATTGCGGCCGTCAGGTCGCCCGAGAGCTTCGTCTTCGCGTCGGCCAAGCGCTGATTCACCGAGCCGATGATCGACTCAGGCGCATCCACCAGATCGATACGCGTTTTCAGCGCCGGGATCAGCTGGCTGTCTTTGAGCACGCCCTCGGCGATCGCCTCGACGTCGAGGAACGGCGTGTGGACGTGGATCTCGTTGCTCGGGATCGTCTCGTCGAGGCCGAAGGCGTCATACGGAACGATCGTGATGTAGTAGTCCGAGTTGAACATCAGGCCCGAGAGCAGCACGGTCGTGTCGGGGCCGTCGTAGGCCACCGGCACTTCGGCGCTGTCAAGGTCGCCCGCCCAGCGCAGCTTGATCTGCGCGCCGGCGTAGTCGGGGTCGTCGCTGTGCGTGAACTGGACGGTGATCGCCTCGAAGTTGGCATTCGTGGCTGCGCTCGTGACTGTAGGCGGCGGGTTATACGCGTCGAGCACGGCGGGCTTGCCCACATGGCCGAAAACGTCGCGCACGGCGATTTCGAACGTGACCTTGCGGTGCAATCCGTCGACGAAGTTCTTCTCGAACGTGTAGATGTAGGAGTTGTCGGTCGTGTGCTCGGTGCGCAGCACCTTCTGGTTCTTCGTGCCGTAAGTCGCCGTGTCGTAGACGCGGATCTCGTAGTCCTGGAAGTGCGGGTCGCGCGTGCCCGAGTCGGCGCCGTCAGGCTCGCTGCCGAATTCGAAGCTGGCCGTGACCGAGTTGTAGTTCCAGTAGAGCTTGCAGTCGCGTCCCGCCCAGAGGTAGTCGGCGCCCGAGACGATCGCGCTGGAGATGTTCGACACATTGCCGACGACCGTGTAGCTCACCATCGGCGCCTGGTCGTAGGAGCTGAACTTGCCCCAGACGTCGTATGCCTGCACCTTGATGGTCAACTGGTCGCCCTTGGCGACGCCCGGCACGACGAAGCTCGTGTCGGCCTTGACCGTGCCCACCTTCGCGAACGCGCCGCCATTCTTTTGCAGAAAGACGTCCGCGCCCGCGTAGTTGCCAGCGACCGGCTGTGCCCACGCCGCGCGCACTTGCGAGAGGATCTGCGCGCCCTGAACGTAGGTTTCCTCGTAGGCGGTCAAGTTCTGCACCGTGCCGATGGCGGCCTGCGACGGGTCGAGCATCGGCGGGGTGAGCGTCGAGGCGACATCGCCGTAGCTGGACAGGTCATAGACCTCGCTGCGATATTCGAGCGCCGAGATGGCGCGCGTCATATCGGTCGAGCCGAGCGTGATCTGGGTGATGCGGAAGGGCTTCCTGACCTTCTGCGTTTCGCCGAACATATAGTTCACGAACGGGTCCGGCACGAACGACATCGGCGCGGTGATCGTCACCGTATCGGTGTCGCCTGCATGCAACACGACGTCGTGGTCCTCAATCACGTCCGTGTCGTAGAACGTGACCGTCTGCCCAACAGCAAACCCGGCTGCGGAATCCACATAGACGCCATCGGACACAGCTGCCGTGATGCCCGCTTCCGCGCCGGCCACATTGCGAATGCGCCGCACACGATAGTTCGTCGGTGTGCCTGCTACGCCGATGAACTGGTCATTGATGCTCGTCACCTGGCCCGTGCCGCGCACGGCGCTGTTGGCGAGCACCAGCAGCTTGTAGGTCTTGCCGGCCTCCATCGTGACGGTCTTGTCCAGCTTGATGACCGTCTGGGTGCTACCCGGCGCGAGACGCCCCGACTCGGCCCATGCCGGCTGATCGTGCTGCACGAGCACGACGTCGCCCGCCGTGCATGCGATCGACTCGATCGGCGACTGCCATTCGCACGTCTGCGTGAGATACCGGTTGATGTTGAGCTGGAGCGCGCCTTCCCGATACGCGCGCTGGATATCGACCACACCGTAGGCGGTGATCTGCGCGGCGTTCTGCGGGCGGCCCTCGAGCGCGGCCGACGCATCAGCCACCTTGACGGTCTTACTCTTGTAGTCGTCGGTCTTGTCCGCGAACGTAACGTCGATTTCGGTGGCGCGGTCGGTGCGCGCCATCCAGCTCTGTTTGAACGAACCCTCGACGATGTTGCCCATGCCGAAGAGCATCACCGGGTCCGACGGGCGCTCGATCACCAGCGAATAGCGCGTGCCCACAGGCACGAGCTGCGCGTGCCCACAGCGCCCGATGTAGTTGCACGCATCCCACACGTTCATGTTCGTATCGAACACGCCGTCGTAGGTCAGGTTATTGGCGGCGCAGTATTCGGCAAGCTCAAAGAACGCCGATCGGTCGAGCCGGCTCGCGTCGATGCCGCCGCCATAGCGCCAGTGCGTGAGCGCATCCCACAGCACCCAGGCGGGGTTGTTGCTCGCCTCGCTGTTTTGCATGATGACGCCGTTTGCGCGGCTGAAGGTGTCGATGACACGCCCGCCGTTCAAGAACGTCACAGTCGGCACGCCCGAAATCTGGTCGTCCATCTTCACGCGCAGCGCGAGCAGCGCCGTGTGGTTATACCCCACACCCTGATAGACGATTTCGTTCAGGTCGCCGAGGTAGCAGTCGGAGGCCGACGTGTTGTCCGTGTTGGTTTTGACCTTGTTGCCAAGCGTGGTGTTGACCGAGTAATCGATGTATTGGTTGTGGCGGCGCACCCGGACTTCATACTTGCCCGGCAGCAATTGCGGCGACGTATAGGTGCGCCGGGCGGTGGCGCGCAGCTTCTCGGTGACGACGAGCGCGGCGGTGCCTGCGGGCACGTTGACGCCCACTGAGACGTTGCCCGCCTCTTTCACCGGCCAATCGTCGACCTGCTTGCCGATGTAGCTGCCGTATTTCGCGAGCGCGGCCTGGCGCACGACATCAAGCACCTCGCCGTTGTCAGTCGTGATATTCAGGTCCGTGATGACTTGTGTGCCGTCCCACGTATAGCCGACTTCCCTGAGCCAGTGGGTCGGCATGTTGCCCACGCCGATCTTCGTAATCGGGCATACGCGTGCAGTCACATAGCGCGCCGGTGAAGACGAGAACGGCGTCCAGGCCCCGCCGGAACCTGCAAGTCGATATTCGGCGTCGATCGCCACCGAGTTTTCGATGATGTTGCCGGTGCTCGTATCGACCGAGTAAAGCCCCTGCGGGAAGTTGAAGTCGAGCCGCACGGCTTCGACATTGCCTTCGGTGACAAAGTTGAGATAGCTGCCATCAGCGGGCAGCTTCACGTTCTTCTGATTGGGCGTGATGACGGCGCTGAACCAGTCGATCGGCGTTTGCAGCGGATCGCCCAGGCGCGTTTGCACCGAGACTTCGGAGTATTCCGAGATGGCGCGATCGTTGATCTTGATGTCGGAGATCGAGGCGATCGGCCCCTCCCCGGCATTGATGAGCATGTAGAGGATCTGGTTATTGCCGTCAGCCTCCGTGTGCACGCCAATGATGTTGCCTGCCATGCGGAACGTGCCGTAGGGCACGGGCGTGGGGATCATCTCGGCGCTGGTGTTCTTCGCCCCGTCGGCACCGTAGGTCGAGCTGCCCGCCAGCCCGTTGTTCGAGTTGAGGGTGGCCTGCGGCGGTGGCAGGACCGCGTTCAGGAGCATGGAGCCCGCGATCGTGACGGCCATCGACACGCCCACCTGCACGGCCATCATGCCGGCGGTGGTCGCGCCCGCGGCCACACCCGTTGCGCCGCCATAGGCCGCGGCCGCTGCGCCGCCCGTATAGACCGAGGCGATCGCGACCACGATCATGCCGACGATACGCAGGATGCCCTTGCCCCCGCCGCCGCGTGGCACCGGGCAGATCACAACGAAGTCATTCGGCTGCAGGCGCGTCTTGGCGAACTGCTCGCGTTCGATGGCGCGGCCATTGACCGACACCACCACGTCGGTCGCCTCGCCGAGCGGCAGATAGCGCGCGAGCGAGTAGGTCTTGCGCCACTTCCACTGCTCTTCGCGAATGTCGCGCATCGGGTCGAACGGGTTGACTACCCGTCGGACCTTCACGAACTGCGGTGCCACCTTAGCCTTCGATGTATTCATAGAACCCGTCGATCCGTTTTTCCCACTGCGAGAGCCGCTCCACCGTCACGCCGCCGGACGGCTCCCACGCATGAATGAATAACCCGTTACTTATCATGTAGCCCACATGGCAGACCTCCCGGCCGATCTTGAAGAAGATCATTGAGCCGACCTTCGGCCCGGGCAGCCGCCGCCAGAACTCGCGCGAGGTAATCATCAGCGCGTGCGTGGCGCCCGTGCCGTCGGGCGTCACATAGTCCGGCACCACCTGGCCGGTGGCGCGATGGATCAGATACTTGACGAGGCCGTAGCAGTCGAACTCGTCAGGGCCGCGGCCGCCCTTTCGGAACGGCGCGCCAAGCAGGTCCACATAAGTAACGGGTGACTCATTCATTTTACGCGACGTAGAGGTTGCTGGATACCAAGTTCGGCATCCCGCCGAAGTTGATGACGTTATTGTGAGCCTTGCAGCCCATCGGACCCGCGAGCGTGCGGTCGCACGCGGGCATCGCGCCGTTGTAGCGGCAGGTGCGGCCGTCGCGGTAGACCCACTGGCAAAAGTCGCGGCGCTGCTGGCGGCGCGGGAACTGCTTGGTGAGCGCGTTCTCGGCGCCCAGCGTCCAGTTCGCGACGTAGTTATCAGCGCTCGCCTGGATGATCGTGAAGTGCTCCTCGACATCGGGAGCTTCGTCAAGGCCGCCGGTCTGACACACGCGGATCGTCACCGGGAAGTCGGTGCCCCCGCCGTAGTCGTTCATCGTCTGGATGACGGCGCGCGTGTAGTCGAAGATCGAGACGGTGATCTGCGGCTGGCTGCCCGCCTGGGTCTTCAGCTCCAGCGAGAACTGCATCGGCAGGTAGGTGATGCCCTGGCGCACCACCTCCTCGGTGTTGTTCACGTAGTGGAACGTCTGGGCCACAACGCCCGTGGTCGGGTCGATCACGCCCACGTCGAGGAAGGCCAGATAAGGGACGGCGCTGCCGACCTTGTTCTTCTCGATGATGCTTGCAACGGATACGGGATTTGGCACTTAGACCTCCTGCAACTTGAAAGTGACGGACCACAGCGGGTTCATGCCCTTGCCGGCGTTGCTCCACTGCATCGTGGTATCGGTCGTGTAACGCACGTAGATCGTCTCCTTCGACAGCGGGTGCACGAAGTAGAAAATCGCGCTGCCGCCGTGCATCGCGTCGAAATGCGCGTCGATGTCCGCGCGTTGTGCGTCGGTGAAATCAGTGAAGCCGCACGCGAACGTGCGCCGGGGCTTTCGCGTGTGCTTCGGCCGGGTGACGACATAGCCTCCGTCCATCTTGGAGGCCATCGCCGGGTTGTCTTTCTCCGGCTGGAACTTGCTCGAATCGAGCAAGTCGTTGTGCGGCAAGGTCGTGTAGGTCGTGCTCATTTCAGTGCGCCTTTCATTCCGTCACGGAAGGAGCCAGGCGTGGTCGCGGCCGTCAGCACGATGTCGAGAACCATCTGGCGCCCATCGAAACGGGGCGACCCTTGCTGAGCGGTGACCGGCTGGCTGGTCTGGTTGATAACGTTCACGGTCACCGCCGGGGCCGCGCTTGCGCCCTGCTGGCCGCCGGTGATCGTCACGGGGATGCTGCGGCCATCGGGCAGCGGCACGAACGCCTCGTTCATGCTGCCTTCGCCGTAGACCGCAACCTGCGGGGAGTTGGCGATGCCGCCGTTGGCATACTTGCGCAGCGCGAGCGGCCCCATCTCGGTCATGATCCCGCCGTCGGCGAACTTGTATTGGTTCGACATCGCGCCGCCCTGATACACGTAGTTGCCGAGCGTGTTGGTGCCGCCCTGCACGCCCATCAGCGTGCTCATGTTCGTCTCGCCGGAAAGCCCGCTGCCGAACGACTGCGTGCCCGCGAGCGCGGTGCTCGTGGCCGTCGCCCCGGCGCCACCGAAGTAAGCCGATGCGGCGGCACCCGCGATGCTTGCGAGCGCGCCCCCAATGCCGCCGCCACCGCCGCCACCCATCGACGCGAGCGCTTGCGCGGCGTAGAGCGCAGCGTTGCCGAGCGTGACGACGCTGTTCGCGGTGGTCGTGTCGGCGCTCACGCCGATGACGGACTGGCGCGCCTGCTCGACCATCTTCGAGTTCAGCGTGTCGCCCGAACCCGTGAGCTTGTTGAAGAGCGAGGTGACGCCATCAATCGGGTGCTGCAGGAAGTTCATGATCCCGCTGCCCGCCGAACCCGCTGCGGCGCCGGCGGCCGCTTCGCCACCCGACGCCTTGCTGTTGCTGCCGATGATGTTCGTGAACTTCTGGCCGATGCCGTCGTAGAGCTGCTGCAGGCCGCCGCCCATCGACTTCTGGAGGCTGATCTTCAGCATGTCGGTGGCGATCGACTCGAACAGACTGCCGAAGTTGAGCTTGCCGGTCTTGGCGACGTTCACGAAGGCGTCGATGGTCGAGTTGGACCACTCCGTCGACTTCTTCGCCATCTGGTCGGTCGTGTCCTGCCAGTCGATCGCCAGCTGCTCCATCGGCGTGCGAAGGCGCTTCGCCTGCTCGGCCGCGCGGGTGACGCGCGCCGCGTCAATCATGGCCTCTTCGTTCGAAATGTCGCCGCCGTCAGCCTTCGCCCTCTCAAGCCGCGCCTTGGCTGCCTTCTCCCACCGATCGTTATCCAGCGCGATCTGCGCGGTGATGCGGTCGCGCGTGTTCTCGATCAATTGCGCTTGCGTGTCCTGATCGGTCTTCACGATCTCGCGCGTGAACTTCACCATGTCGACTTGATCGGCCTGGAGTTGGACCGACTTCATGTATTCGACAACCGGCGCAATCTTCTTGGCCGCCTCGGTCGACTTAGTGCCGAGCTTCTCGAGGAACTTGATCGCGCCGCGCCCGTTGCTCTCGTCGGAGTCAGGTGTGGAGACGTCGCCGGCCATCAGCTTCTTGATGCTCTCCTGATACTCAGCGGCGAGCGGCGCGAG